AAAGACTTTGAATTGCACCAAAACCAACACTAGCATTTTCTATTATTAGTAAAGCATCATTATATTCTGTTGCGACACCAACCAACATGTTTCCAAAATCTTTTGGTGTTAATTGTCCTCTATATTCTGCAACTTGGGTTATAGATTCTATATCAATAACATGAAATGTTGAAAAATCACTTCCATCTCCTCTAGCAACGTCAGCTACCACCATATAATTTTTATTATAATTGCAAGATTCCCAAATCCAATAATTTCCATCAAAACCGCGAGTTTCTTTTGGGTCTTGAATATGGGTGTTAGCATACCATTCTATTATTGATGAGTCAATAACATTGTGGCCAGAACTAATGAAGTCACAATCACATTCTTGGGAGGCTAATTTTGGGCCTAATAATTCATCTTGTTCAGCTCTCCATGATTTATTTCTTTCTGGGTGGACAGTCCAATGTAATCTTATTGTATTAAAATTATTTAATTTTTCTTCTGCCTTTACCCAAGTTTTATGAAAGAAATTACCAATACCATTCGGTGTAGATAGCACTATAGCTTTACCACCAGTTGCTAAAGTTTGTTGAGAGGAGGCCCATATTTCTTCAATCTTATCAATAAAGGCTGCTTCATCTATTATAAGTAAAGATAGGGCTTCTGACCGTCCTGCATCTCCTGAACTAGAAACTGCTTTGATTTGTGAACCATTTCCAAACCTTAAAGAAAGTTTATTATCTTCTACTGTTGTTCCCTTTAACCAGCTTGGAAGATATTGGTGCATTTCTCGTACTTTTGTCACAAGGTTTTTTGCTACATCTTGTTTTGTTGCAATTACGAGAACATTTTTATCTTCATGAAACAACATTAACCATAGAGAATATCCTGCAGATATGGTTGATATGCCTAATTGTCTAGATTTTAATATAATATTATAATCGTTATGTTGGAATTGTTCTAAAGTTCTTTCTTGAAATTGATATAAATCAAAGGGTATTCTGCCTCTGGTTGGATGTTGGATTTGACAATATTTTTTTAGAAAATATATTGGATCTTTAACACACTTTAAATATTCTTCGCGTATTATATGTTTTAGAGACTTTGTCTTCTTCATATATATAAATATATTTTTAGGACAATATTATGTATATAATATTACTTTTTTGTTTTACCGAACCAATTTTTTTTTGATTCTTCTGGTGCCTTTACACGCTTTTCCATTGTACGACCACCAAAGTAAGCACCTATAACTGTAATTAGAACTAATTGTAATAAATCGGTCCATTTTTCTTCAACAATAAAGTTAATAGTACCAGCGTCAATAAATATCATTAATACTGTAGATACAACTAAGAATATAAGAACCAATGGTCTTACATTTTTTGATAACCATGAATCTGAATTCATATCTGCTGACCAACGGTCAGTTATATTTTGTTCCATCTTTGTTTCATAATCTGAAACTAATTGTTGAATTTTTTGTTCTGCTGCTAATTTTTCTTCTTTTGAAGTATGTAAGTTATCTATAACTCCGCCTACGCCTTTTACTAAATCGGCTGCACCACCAGCAAATAGGTTTGTCAATATACTCATAACGTTTTCTCCTTTATTTTTTTAATATTCAAATGGTGGGGTACCATATTTTTTTGTACTTACAGCTGCCCATCCTCTTTTTATTTCGTAATACCAAAACTTATTAGTTTCAATTACTTTGAATTTACCTTTGGGTGTCTTAATACTTTTATATCCACCTCTAGTTAAGTACTTGGTTACTGGTACTCCATCATCCCATTTTTTATTTGTGAATTGGGCCTCAATAGTTCTGCCATCACCTGTTGCAGTATAAATTTTTGCCTTTATTTTTTCATCATTAAGTTCTTTTGTGAATTCATCTATAGGAGATTCATTTAATTTACCTTCATATACATCTTCTATGGGTTCTGTTCTTAGCGCTGCATTAAATTCTTGTTCGGCTCTTTGTACTTGTTTATGTAGTTTTATTAGGCCTTGTTTAAGTTTTTCTTTTTTCTTTGGGTCTTTTTCTGAAACAAAAGCTTTTCTCAAGTCTTGTTGTTTAAACTGTATTTTCTTGTATGCTTCTATAGCTTTTGCAAAATTCTTAGTTATACTTTCAAGTATAATGCTAGCCAATTCTTCTGTTATTATTTTCTGTATTTTCATAGGTAATCCCAAAATCTTATTTTATATTAAAATCTGATAATAAATATCAGGAGATTATTCTTTAGTTAATGTTTTAAACTTTTCATTTAAGTCATCTTCTATTTTTTTAACATTTTCAGTGATTGTTTTAGTAATTTCTGATTTATCTTGCTTTGACCATTCTTCTATTTTTCCACTTTCAGTTATATAACCTTGTCTATTTGTGTTTGATATAAAATCTTTTGCAACTTGGTGCATATTCTCAATCCAAGTCTTATAATTTGAAGTTTTTATTTCATGCACATAATCTTTCCATTCAGTATTATTTTCATCTTTTTCATTTTTAAACTTTAAACTTGTTTCATATGTTAATCTACAATTTGTACATTCTCTATATAGGTTCCAAAACATTTTATCTAATTGTCCTCTCATTACTTTTGTAGTACATTTAGGACAAACTAAAGGCATTAAATATGACTTACGAGCAGAATCTAATTTTGTTATATTTTGAGTAATACCATTTTTAATAGTCCAAGTTTTTTTGTTTTCTTTCCAAATATCACCCTCTTTATATTCATCAGTATTTTTACCATATCCTATTTGTATTTTTGTTTTATCACCAAATTTTTTAGTGACTAAATTTCTCATTCTTTGAACTTTTTCTTCTGGAATAAATTTTTTCATAACCTTTTTCTCCTTTAAAATGTCATCATACCAGTAATTTGATTTACTGGTGCAAATGCTCCTGTTAACTTATATGTATTTCCTTTATATATAAATACAATTCCTTCTGATGGAACGATTGTTTTGAATCCACCTATAGATTTTATTTTATTTAATTGTTGTGTAAGCTTATTTAATTTTTTAAGGTCTCCACCTTTTCTAACATCACTAATAGCTTTTGCAACTTGTTTTCTTACATTTTGGACAGCTTTATCTGGGTTTGCAGCTAAGAATCCTTCTGCATTTTTAAGTACTTCTGCACCCAATTCAAAAAATAATTTTTCAAATGGTAACATATTTTTCTTTACTTGTGCATCATGTTTTTGCTTATCAATTTTAATTACTTTTTCAAGAATTTTTTCATCTTCTATAGTTTTCTTGTTTAATCTAAATGATTTATCAAAAAATGCCCAGCGTTTTACCAATCCCATTTTAGTTTTATTATCTACACTACCTATTTTTTTATCTACAAAATCTTCCCAATATGCTTGATGATATTCTGCAAATGATGATGAGTCTTTCATTCCAAATTTAGACATTAGTTTAGATAATTTTCCTGTAAAATAAGGTTTTTTAGCTGAGTAATCTTGGTGGGGATTTACTTTTAATATTTTTGGGCCAATTACACTAAAATTCTTTTGTATATTTGCATCAACCTGTTTTATCATTCCTGCTAGTATTCTTGCTCCATCTGAAACTGAGCCAATTGCTTTACCGTCTTTATATTGTAGTACATTATGAAATTGAAGATGAGGTGCATCATATGTAATTACATTTGAAGATGCTGGATACATGATTTCCATATTTACCCAATTATTACCACCATCAAATATCTTTTCTTTTTGTTTATCACCTATACTACCAATAGCTTTTGATAAATCTTTCATTGCATAATTAAAGGCTTTTTCTATATTGCCTCTACCCTTAAATTTTGTTGCAATTGCTTTAGAATCTACTCCACCTCTTTTAATATCACCAGTATTTCTTGCTGCTAGTAGTTTTCCATTCCAAGTAATAAATAAATTTTGGCCATCTGTTTTTTCAGTTGCTGCTTTTTCAAGGTCTAAATTTCCTCTTAATGCTAAGTCTATAATTTGCTTGAAGTCTCCAAATGTTAAACCTTTATCATCAAAAGGATGGGCCATGTGGCCGTAAGCTCCTCCTTCTACTAATAATATTTGATTTGCTAACCATTGGCCTAAAGATTCATTTTTTTCATTTTTATTTATTTTTAATTTTGGTATTTTAGAAATATTTATATTGTTCTTTGATTTCTTTTGTTTTTTAAGAATTTTTCGTATTTTTAGTATATCATTGTCTTGATTTGCTGGTTCCTTTTTATTTTGTTTTGTAGAATCATCCACCCCTAAAAAATTAAGAAATTCATACCCAGCTGATTGAGATATATATTTCGACCAGCTTGCCCATCTATCAAAAGCTACTCTACCCATTTTATCTGCTAGATAGTTTGTTCCAGCTATGCTACCAGGTACTCCAGTTGGATAATATGAGACAGCTCCAGTTGGGCCACCAGTAAAATCTGTCTTAAATGCTGTATTATGTTGAAAAAATTCTTCTTCTCCTACAATATAATTTATAACGGCCATGCCCATTCTTTCGGCTAGATCTTTATTTGTTTTTCTATATGCTTTTTGTGTTCCAAAGAAATATCTTGGGCCGTCATCTACATCTTGTTGAAATGCCGCTGTTTTTGATATTTCATTTATTAAATTATTAAATTGTGGAGACACACAAAATTCCTTTAATGTTTCATTTAACTTTTCAAGTTTATTTACAATTAATTTATAGTTTTTTGTGTGACCAAATATACTTTTGAATATTTTAGTTTTTTCTTTCTTTTCTAATGATTTGTCACCAAGAGCCTTTCTAATTGCAGTACCAGACATCTCTCCATATCCAGAAACTTTTAATGAAACATGAGGAGCTATCATTAAATATGCTCCATCTTTATATCCTATTTCAGCTTTACCTTTCCAATCTTGAAAGAATTTTCCTTTAAGTCTTCCTGCGTCTTTATTTCCTACAACAAATACTGCAGATGTAGTTTCTGGGTCATATTTTTTTAAGATTTCTTCAGCTTTATATGGGCTTTTTACTTGTTTTACTTTTGAAATTCCATGACCTTTAATTATTTTTTTCTTTTCAGCAAAAGAAAATGGAGATTTTGGAAGCTGGACTTTGCCACTAGTTGCTACCCATACCTCATCAAATTTTGAACTGAGCTGTTTATACACTTGAGCATGATGTTTACCCATTGGTTGAAATCTACCTGGATAGATAGCCACTACCTTTGTTATCTTCTTTTCTTCAAGAAGTATTTGTTCTGCTAAATAATTACCTAAGCTCATTTAGATTTTCTCAACTTTAATTCCATTTTTATCCAATCTTTTGCAATTGGGTTTTGTATTGGTGTTCTAACAAATTTGCTTGCTGCTTTCATAACTTCTTTTGCAAAGGCTTGGTATTTACTGTTATCAACTATTAACATATTAGAAGCACCAAACATAGATTGAAACTTCCCTAAATTTTGTTGACAGTCAGTCCAATATTCTTTAACTACATCTTCTGGTAATACTCTTTCTCTATTGGCGTTTCTTTTAAGTGCTACCTTAAGATTTGTGTTAACAAATACCATAAAACAATCGTAACCTAAACCTTCAAGCATCTTTTTCTTTTTTGAAATTTTATTTGCATTGTGGCCTGTTCCATCAATGAGCATTCCCAACTTACCGTTTATATAATTTAATGTTTGTTTTACTACAACTCTTTTTGCGACTGTTCTAATCTCTTGTGATTTTTTATATTGATCTGGATTCATATTTGATAAATTTGTTCCTAACCCTGCTTTATTTAACAGTACTTCAAAAGCCTTATCTGTGTTTACACCTTTAAGGCCTTGCGCTGAAACGAATGGCATCTTTTCTGGCATACCAAAAAGTGTAGATGCAGCATAAGATTTTCCAGATCCTGGTCCACCTGCAGTGAACACAGCTTTGAATATGCCTGGGTCGTATACTCCTTCATTTAATATGTCTACTAGTTTTATCATTTTATATAAATATCAATTTTTTGCCACAATTACATCTTCCTAATCATACATTTAATTAATGAATTTTCCCCTTCAGATGATTCTAGTGCTTGTCCTATTACTTTTCCGAATAAATTCTTCTTAAATAAATATCCAACATTTACTGATTTTCCATGGCCTTGTTTATCAGACGTTACAATATATTCACCAATATTTACTTTACCCGTAACCAATACAGGCTCAGCACCTAATACGATTGGTTCATCTCTACCTTGTCTAATCACACCCATAACTAATTCATCTTCTGATTTATTGCATGGAATCAATTTATCTTCTTCCCATACCACAATTGTTCCAGTTAAATTATCACCAATATTTTGTGTTTTTAAGTTTGTCTCAAATACACCACCGGCTATTACGTCTTGGGCTATTAATGTTCCACTTGCACTTATATCTCCTGAGGCTGTTATGTTACCTGTTAAAGTAAGTGTACTACCTTGTAATGTTGAAGGCTGGCCAGCATGACCAAATTGAACATCATTTGCTCCTACATTTAAGTTTAGAACTGACTGATTACCGGCAACAGCTATTATTCTATCTGGCAGAAATCTTATATATGTGTTATCGTCTTTGTGGTAAATATATTCTTCTACATCTAGTCTATTAAATATACCTGTTCCACTTGAACTTATATCACCTGAGGCTGTTATGTGGGCTGTTGTGACTTCATCAGTATTTATTTTATTAAGTCTTGCAACGTCGCTATCGTACCCTCCGTCAGCTGCTGAATCAGTATCTGATGAAAATCCTCTTTTAAGATTTCTTAGCAACTTTCTGTTAAATTTTTCTTCAGTTTCGCCCTCTTCTGTAATATAGAAGTCTCTTCCTCGAAAGGCTGCATCTGATCTTATATCACCTGACGCTGTTATTGTAGATTGAAATGTTATTGGGCTTCCTACTGTTATTGGACTATTTCCTATCAAACGAGTAAATGAACCAGTAGAACTATATATAGTTCCACTTGCAGATATATTAGCTGAGGCTGTTATTGTGCCTCCTACATATAAATTATTTGATGCAGATATCGAACCACTTTCAAAAGTTATGGATGAACCTTCAACAATAAGCCTACCTTCAATTGTCACTTCCTTTCTAGATGGGTTAAGATAAAAGAAGTCTGACGTATAATGTGTTTCACATGTCGGTGCACCGTTATCTGAATCAACCCATGTTACAAATCCAGATGTAAGGTCGTTATTTGTTTGTGTTTTTGTTTGGTCTGAACAGTTTGATGATAATACATATGATGCAGAATCAGCACTTACTGCATGAGAGGAAGATAATTCAGTTGTAATTTCATGAGAGGCAGAAAGAGGTGTATATAATGAACCTGTACCGTCGTACATTAGTCCATCGTCGCCGACAGTCAATACTCGTTTATATGTATCTTGAATATTGTGGCCTGTTAAGTCTGGTAAAATAGCCATTTATAACCTCTATGTTTTTTTTGCAAGTATTTTAACTACTTTATCTATAACTTTTCCTGTTTTATTTACTGGATTTTTACTTACGTATTCTGCTATAATATTATTTAACTTATTTCTTTTTATAGAAAGATTACTTAAATTTATATTTTCTTTAAGTAAAAGTTTTAATATATTTAATATGTGATTTTTTTCAGATAATGAAATTTTATTATTTCTAACTTTAGATACAGTAATTTTAGGTTTAATAGATTCAATTAGTTGTTTATTATGTTGAGATTTTATTTCAACAGTTACCTTTTTAGATTGCTCAACTTTAAATGTTGATTCCCATGGTATAAAATACGTATCTTCAGCAATAACTTCTAATCTAATATTTCCAGATATACTTTCATCTATTAAGCCTTTTAATTTTTTTATTGGTACTTTACATTCGCCTCTATTTCCAACTGTTCCATTAAACATTAAAGAAAATTCTGGAGTTTCAACAACTAATCTAGCAGAAGTTTTTGTATAACTTGCACCTGTTAAATTTATATCACATTCAAATAATTCTGTTTTATCTGTAAATAGTTTATACATGTATATTCTCCGCGGCTATTTGAGCCTTAACTTCTTTTATTATTATTTCTACGTCTTTAATATCTATATTAACTGTTTTCACTTCTTTAACTTTATCGTAAACACTTATTCCCTTTCTTTTTAATATTAAATGGACTAATTTTTTCTTTTTATCTGGTTCTAATTTATCTATTGCTTGTTCAAGACCACCGGAATCAGCATTTATAGATATTTCTTCTATTAAGAGTACATCATTCCAAAGGTAAGGGGTACCAGAAGTAGGAGCTAAATCCCAATTAAAATCTGCATCTTCCCATTTTATCTTAGTTGCCATATATAAATATCAATTATTCATTCTTAAGTTTACTACTAATCATCTATTTCTGGAATGTATTCAATACTATCAAATTCCCAAGTTTCAACTCCAGATCCATCACCAACCCAATCAGAGTGGTTAGTAAAAGTGTAAGTGGAACAAGTATCAATATTATTAAACTTTCTTACTCTCTCAGACACTGTATCTGTTGTTGCTATTAATCTTTGACTTGCATCCGTACTCTTGCACATAAAAGATATATTTTCTTTTGTTAATGTATTAAATACTTCCTCTGTTACTATATAATAATTCATTATTTTGCCTCTATATTTGAGTTACCAGCTATGGTAAAGTCTGGTCCTCCAACTACTTCATTGCTTCCATCGCTTTCAAAATTCCACCAACCTACACAGTTAGCACCATAAGCTGAATGGCCTGATACGTCCATTGGTGCTCCACTATTATATAGTTCAGTTACTTCAGCAGAGCTAAGTACCTTGTCCCAAATAGTGACTCCATTAAATTTAGTTTCATTAGTATCACCACATTTATGAAATGTCCAACTACTAGAACCTAAAGCTATTTGTTTATCTGTTGTATTACCCATAGCAGGTGTCCCAGAACCTCCCCCACTTGCATAAAACCCTACGCCGCAATCGGTACCATTCCAGTATAATTTTAGATTAGAACTTGCTCCTGAATTGGTTGTTCCTCTTGTAAATGTTATTAAGGTATATCCATCAGCATTTGCATTCCCTCTATTTGTTGATAACCAATATGTCGCTCCTAAACCGGCTGCTGCATAGGCAGCTGCATAGTTTCCTGTATTTGAATGGAACAGCCAAAAGTTTTGTTTCTTTGCGCTAGAACCTGACCTCCATTCTGCATACAATCTATTATAACGTTCATCAAACCAAATTCTAAATGTATCGGCATTAGCTCCTGCTGCACTAACATCTGATGAAGAAAATAAATGTGTATTAGTATTTAACCCT